GCGTTGTTCCGGTTTGGGGTTACCCCCTGGGCCTCGACTGCATACTTATGCAGTCGAAGTTCGCCGCGAAGCTGTCGCGGTGTTGCACGCGACGCACTCGGGGCCGCGATACTTCGATCGGTCGTTGTCGTCGTGTCCGAGATGCCAACGCGTCGGGTCGATGGGCTTGCCGCACTCGGGCCGCCAGCAGGTGAACAGCTCGCCGGCGTTCATGCGCTCTTGGTAGCGAGCGCGGAGACGGTCGTGGGTGGCGTCGTACCCTCGTGCCTGCCGGGTGCCACGTGCCCGGTCCCGTGCCCGGTCGTGGGTGGGGCAGCGTCCGCGGGTCCAGTCTCCGAGGGCGGGGCAGTCGAGGCACCTGCGCGCCATAGCCTGCCCCTCCTGGTCGGTACGTGCCACGGTGGGCATCCCGCGTGCGGCATTCCATCCACGGGCCACTCCATGAGGCAGGTCGGGCACACGTGCGCGGGCAGTTGCTCGGGTGCCACGTTCGTCCAGGGGTTGCGCCTCACGCCCCCGCCGGCACCCTCTCGTCGACCATGACCTGCCACCCCTCACGGGCGAGACGGGGTGCAGCCTGGTCCGCGTGGTGGCCGCAGAGGGTCAGCTCATGCACGCCCTCGGGGCAGAGCACGATGACGAGCGCGGCAGCAGGGCAGGAGGCGTCACAGACGACGATGTCGACCATGCTTGCCTCCCGGTGGTTGCCTCCCGCTCACGAACCTGGGGCGTCAGGTGGGCCTCACGTGCGAGGTCCTTGCGTGATGTGTGGATCGCTCGGCGGGAAGTTGTTAAGCGACGTGCCGTGGCCCGAACTTGCCCTTGGGCTGTGGCTTCGCAGTGGAGTGCGGCCGCGGCACCGCGTACTTCGCTGGGCCGCAGGTGACGGCTGGGTCTGGTGCTCCGTGCTCGCGGACCATCTGGTCTACCCACTCGGTGACCTGTGGTGCGTAGGGGAACCACTCGTCGCCGTGAGTGCGGAGGTGGGCGAACTTGCGCTTGATGCGCGTCTCGTCGCCTCGCTTGCCGGGGAAGTGGACGAGCACCTGAGTGGAGGGCGGGTACTCACGGAGCCTGTCTTGCAGGTCGCGTCCGGTCCACCCGACCTTGACGTTGTACCCCGACAGCAGCGCGTAAACGGTGCCGTCCGTGGTGGTGCCCTTGGCGCGTCGCTTGCGCTCGGTAGGGGTGAGGTCGTTGAGGATGGAGATCTCTTGGCGGAGTGCATTGACTTCCGCTTGCAGGCGGTTGGCCCGCCCGCGTTCGATGTTCTCCATCTTGCGGGCGAGGCGGACGTCGCTGTCCCTGCTGTGCTGGGGACGCCGACTGTCGGGGACCGTCTTTGCTATCTCGACCGCGCAGTCGATGCAGATCTTCATGCCGTGCTCGCGGTAGCCGGGACATAGGTTGCCGCCGTAGAGCACGAGATGCGACATGCACGCGTTGTGGGCGAAGAACTTGTGGCGCTTCTCTGCGCTCAGGCTGCTACGCTTCGTCACTGTCGGCTCCTAGTTCGCCGGCCACGTCCCCGGAGGCTGCAACCTCGCGGGGACATCTGTTTTTGGGGACGGGTCGTCACTGCTGCCGACATACTACCCCATGAGTTACACCGTTGTCATCCCTCGGCCTTCCGCGTGTCGAGCGGCGTGTTTCCAGCTCGACCTCGGCGGCATGGGGGAGGAGGACGTGCTGCCGCATCTGGACGACGACGCACCCCAGGCGGCCGTCGTGAACCCACTTGCGGACAGTGGCGGGCTGCACCCCGACGAGGCGTGCGGCCTCGCGAATGGTGACGAGGTCGATCGGGTCGGCCGCGGCCAGCTCGTGCTCGGCAAGGTGTCTCATGAGGCGAGGACCGCGCGGACGAGGTGACGCCAGTGGTCGATGTCCCAACAGGAGCCGCAGGCATGGCACTTGACGATGTCGTCGCCGTCTGAGCGTCGGAGCAGACCGCGACGGTCGCAGTGGGGGCAGGTGCCGGGGATGCGGTGGACGAGCGGGGGGCCGCCTGCTGCGTTGGTAACGCGACGCCGCCAGGTGAAGGCGGCCATGCCGAAGTCGATGCCTTCGGGGTCCTGGGACAGGATGTTGGAGAGGTTGGAGATGAGGTAGCCGATACCTTGCCCGGTGGAGTTGTGGCCGAGCCGCTGCGCGGTCGCTCGGACGTTGGTGCGTACCCATGCCCGGTACTCGTCGTGGAAGTCGAACGCGGGCGATGGTGAGGCGTGGACGTCAGCGCGGGAGAGTCGGCCTAGTTCGGTGGCGGGGGTGTTGAGACGCCCGGATGATGGGACGGCCGCGACCTCCCGTGGTAGTTCTTCGAGGGCTTCTTGGATCTGGTCGCGGCAGTCGTGGCACCAGATGGGTTGGCCGGGGACGGGGTGGAGTTGGTGTGGTTCGCCGGTTTCGTGTTCGCGGCGTTCGGCGGCTTCCCAGGCGCGGTTGCATCGCCCTGGGCAGATGTCGAGGTCGTCGTTCACGTCGTCTCCCGTGGTAGGTCGTCGGGCTGTGTCAGCGGGTGGTGGCGGTACACCCATGTGTCGCCTTCGTCGTGGTCGAGCTTCACGGTGGGGCCGCACGCGCAGCCGTCGGTGGGTTCGTGGGGGATGGCGTCGGCCAACGGGTAGAGGTGGCGTGACCCGTCGGCCAGGGTGTGGTCGCACCATGCGGGTCTGGGGTCGAGGTGTTCGGCGAGGGCGGACAGTCCTTGGCCGAGGTGGTCGACGACGAGGGCGAGACATTCGGTGAGGCCGGCGAGCCAGTGGCGGGCGCTCATGGCAACATCCCCTGTCCGATGACCTCGGTGGCGATGAAGTCCTCGCACGCCTCCGCGCTGTCGAACCAGACGTCGAGAGGTAGGCACGCGCCCCCGATCTGCAGCACGGGCTGCCACTTCCCAACGAGTTCCGGCGGTGTCGGGTCACTGGCGCATTCGTTGTAGACGTCTGCGAACCATCCGGTGCGCTCGCTCATTCCTCCACCTCCACGACCTCGAACTCGGCACCGTTGGGCATGTGCCGGCGCACGTCCTCGGCCTCGTCGCGGGTGTCGAACGGGCGGCCCATCCGCTTGCCGCGCTGGTTGCGGTAGTAGCCGTCTGCGTCGTCACGGACCCGCAGTCGGTAGAGGGTCGTGGTGGTGCTCACGATGCCTCCGCCCATGGGTTGCGCTGTCCTGGTCGTGGCGCGAGCGTCCAGAACACCCCCGATTCAGCTTTGGGTCTCTGCGCTGCGGCCTCGAACATGGGGGAGCCGTCCTGGCGGACCCTTGACGCGGGATCGGCGCACACAAGGCCGTTCTCCGTGACGGTCTGGTGAGCGTCGAACGCGGACTGTCCGACGAACGCGCGACCACAGCCGGAGCAGCAGGCGTAACGCTCGCCGTGGCGGAACGTCATCTTGCAGTGGGGGCAGGGTGTCATCGGATCTCGCACCTCACGTCGGGGTTGGGAACGTCTCGTGGTTCGCGGGCCATGCTGGGGCCGTGCCGAGGGTCGTGGCAGTCGCGGACGTGGCAAGGGCCGTCGGGGTGGTCGCTCATGGCTTGTCCTTCCGCTTCCCGTCGTCGTGCATGGCCGAGACGGCAGCGAGGAGCATGAACACGGCGATGGGCCAGTCGCCCGCCTCCGCCAGCGCCTCGACGGCGGCCAGCTGTTCGCGCAGTGCGTTGCGCTCGGTGCGGACGCGGCTCAGGTGCCTGCGGAAGATCGCCACGACGGTGCGCGACCATGCGGCTGCCCGGTCACGCTCCGCCTCGGCACGTTCGGCGCGTTGCCGGTACCCGTCGGCGGCGACCTTCGCGGCGAGGGCACGCGCCTGCTCCTCAGCGAGAGCGGACTCGACGTGCGGGGCCATGGCGGCGAGGACGCGGTCGGCGATGCGAAGGACATAGCCATCCTCGTCGGTGCCATCCTCCGGGGATGGACCGAGCGCCAGGCGATGCACGTCCCGCCGCGTGGCATCCTCTGCGGCCTCTCGCGCCTCCTGTGACCACTCCACGCTCATCACGCACGCTCCGGCAGGAACGCGGTCGCCAGGTCCCACAGCAGACGCATCGGCGCCGTGGACGGCGGCTGGGCCAGGACGGCGGTGGGCGCGTGGTGGCCGGGCTCCGGCTCGTGCCAGATCGTCGGGCGACCGTCGGCGTCGGGGGCGACGAACATGCCGTCGGTGGCGGATCGTGTCGGCACATAGTCGTCGGTGTCCTCGGGGTAGCGGTCGCCGATGATGGGACCGTCGTCCTCGCCACATCCGACTCGGTGCTGCGCCCCGCCGATCTCCACGGGCGCTGCGTCGCAGGTGCAGTCCCGTCCTGCATCAGCGTCGTACGCGCACTGCCACTGACGCGACGCCAACGCCTCACCCTGGGACCGCACACGACCCCGGTACTCGACGTCATGGCGGGCCACGAACCCGGCACGCTCAGCATCCTCGGGGGTGTAGTAGAGGTTGGTCATGGCTGGACTCCCTCGGCTGGCTCCACGCGGAGCTCGATGGTTGGCACGGCCGCTTTGGGGCCGGCCTGGATGACGAGGCGGCGCACGATGCCGTCGTGGTCGTCCTCGATGACGCCTGTGGACACGAGGGCGTCGATGCAGGCTTTGATCGACGGCGTGACGTTGTGGGCGTCGGCCTTGCCGTTGCGGGTGCGGCGAACGGTCGCGGTGATCTGGACGGGCTGCGTGTAGATCTTCGGGCCGGGTGTCCCGCGCATCGCCACCAGTCGGGCGCGGATCGCCAGGACGGCACGGTGCTTCCATGCGTCCATGAGCGCCTGGTGGGCGTGGTGGTTGCCGCGGCTTCCATTCAAATTTGCCCACCGCGTGCCCTCGATCGTGACGTTCACGGCTCCTCCACGTTGCCGAAGTAGTCGACGGCAGGCAGCGACTTGTCCCGCTTCGCAGGCACCTCGGACACCCGACCATCGCGGATGGTGGCCCATGAGGACTGGAGCCCTGCGCCGGGGCCACCGAGCACCCGCACCTGATAGGCGACAGGGAGCGCGGGAACCTTGTCCCCGATCTGGAAGCGGGAGAGGTTGCAGCCATACGCCTTGGTCTGCCACTCGTTGCCTTGGTCGTCGTAGAGGCTGTCGAACATGCCCATCAGAACGGCGGCTCCTGCGTTGCGGGCTGACCCCAGCCACCTGCGCCCGTGTCCTGGTTCCAGCCGCCCTGTGCAGGCTGCTGCTGGCGCTGCTGTGCCTGCTGGCCTCCCTGCCGACTGGCCCTGGGCACGACGGCGATCTCGGATGCCTTGACCTCGATGACGGTGCGCTTCGTTCCGTCCTGCGCGTCCCACGACCGGGAGACGAGCGTGCCGACGACGGTGACGAGGTCGCCTTTGTGCGCGGCAGCGGCGATCGCTTCGGCCTTAGCCTCCCAGATGGACACGTTGATCCAGAGCGTCTCGCCGGCGTCCTCCCACTGGTTCGTCTGCTGGTTGAGGCGGCGGGGGGTGTCGGCAACGCGGAGGTTCGCGACGGCCTTCCCCTGCGGCGTGAATCGGAGCTCGACGTCGTCTCCGAGTCGGCCGGTGATGGTGACGTTGTTGGGCATGGTGGTCCTTTCAGGCGACGCGCTTGAGCGCTGCTTTTTCGCGGCGCAGGGCGGCTAGGTGGCGGTCGTGCTCGAGGAGTTCTTGGTGGAGTGCGGCGATGGTGCGTCGCATCGCTGCACGGACGTCAGGCGGTAGTGGCGTGGGTGGCATCCGGGGGGTGGGGGTGGCCCGCATGGGCGGCTGCGGCGTCGGGGTTGCGCGCTTGGTGTAGCGAGCGCGTTGGTGCCAGGACATGCGCGCCCAGTCTGCGGCGGAGACGCCTTGCGGCATGGTCACGTTTCTCGACTCCTCGTCAATCGCTGAAAATCCGTATGCGCGCGTGCGCGTTACGTAAGGCGCACTAGTTCTCGCAGGGTGAGTGACATCTACGTCAGTCCGTACGTCCGTACGTCCGTAGGAGCGGGTCGACTGGCTCAGTCGATTGGGTCGGTCTACTGACTCGGTGGACTGAGAAATCACGACGCCTCCGAACGTGAGCAGCGGTCGCCCCGCCAGCAGGTATCCCCGTGGTGCCTCTTGCAGTTGGCCTTCCGAGCACCTGCCGACTGGGCTGCTTTCGTGGCCTCAGTAATGGCGTTTGTCTGCTGCCTTGAGGCGTAGTTGACGACCTCAAACCCGCCCGGAACCTCCTTCCACAGCCGGTATTTCACGAGTAGCCGGGCAGTTTTCTGGCTGCCGTGGATGAAAAGTAGGGCCTGGGTTGGCACCCGGCCGTCCGTTCCGTGGGCGCCGCACCAGCCGAGGGCGAACATGTAGGACGCTGCGGCCTGCCAGCGAGAGGTGCTGGGGTCGGCCAGGAGTGCGAGCATCTTGTCGTGGCTGGCGATGTTGGAGTCCAGCCGGACCCAGGGGAGTGCCATAATCAGCTCGCCTCCCGCTCCCGGCGTCGAGCCCGTTGGCGCCGGACGTGATTCCGCCTACACTCGCGACACTGGCGATGGGGGCGGAGTAGCCCCGCCGTGGCGGGGGGCACGTAGGTGTTCTCATCGTCAAATGGGTGTCCCTGAGGACACTCTGTCGCCTGCCAGTTGGGGCGCGACCCGTTGCATCCAATGCACGCGGGGACGAGGTTGGCAGGGTCGTTGTTCCACGTATCGCCGTCGAGGTGGTCGGCCTGGATGCGTGGGTTTGAGAACCAGTCGAGTCGCTGGCCGCACCAGTGGCATGGGTGCGAACCTGGCCCGATCGTGTCGTAGAGCACGGCGCGGTGGGTTCGCACACGACCGGTGCCCATTGCAAGGGGGTGTTCGGGGCGCGTTTCGGTCTTGTAAGGCGTTCGTCGCGTGGTGCCCACGGGGGGAATGTGGGTAGGCTTCATGCCTAGCCCCTCTCTGCTAGTACCAGATGAGCGGGTCAGCCCTCGCGGAGTGTTTCCAGCACCCGCGGGGGCGCTTCTGATTCTATCAGCACACGCCCCCTGACCTGCGGAAATATGCGTGCTGGGGTGTTCGCGGGTGTCGAGCATCCACTGGACGTCTTCGATGAGTGCGTCGTAGTCGACGGGCGGGCGCGTGCGGGTGGCGCTCATGCGAGTGCTCCGAAGTCGAGGACGCCGGCTGACAACCGCTTGGCGATGACCTCGCAATAGCGTTCGTCGGCCTCGACGCCGATGGCCTTGTGTCCTAGTGCGCGGGCGGCGTAGAGCGTCGAGCCGCTACCGGCGAACGGGTCCAGCACGGGCAGACCAGGGGCGGCCACGACGGACAGAAGGGTTTCGAGCAGGATGCCCGGCTTCTCCGTGGGGTGATCGCCGTGACGGACGGGTGGGAATCGGAGCACATTGGGCACGTCGCGGCGCTGGGGTGCGATGGGGTTACCCGCACTCATGTGCACGATGAACTCGTGCTGGTTACGGAAGATCGCGCCCATGCCGAGGCGGTCCTTGTCCCACACAACGATGGGGTGTTGGCGAAGGTCGGCAGTCTCCAGTGCGGCGGAGAGTGCCCCTGCCATGCGCCAGTCGATGAACGACAGGACATGTCCGCCAGGGACGAGCACACGCCTCCACTGGATGCCGCACATGCGGAGCAGATAGACGAAGCCATTGGTGCTCATGGCGTCGCCGCGTATCCACTCGTCGTCCTCGAGCGAGCGGTTCATGGACTTGCGGAGGCTGCGTGAGTTCTCGCGGCGTCCACCGGACGAATACGGCGGATCAGTCAGGACGGTGCCCACGGACTCGTCTGGCAGGTCGGACATGACCTCAATGCAGTCGCCGTGATGCAGCGTGACTTGATCGTCGGCGTAGTAGATCGTCATGCGGACTCTGCCTTCCGCTGCCTCGTGCGCCGCTTCCGCAGGATCTGCCGCCTCATCCCCGGCGTCGTCGCCGCCCAAATGCCGTGCTCGGGCTTGACCGCGAGCGCGTACTCCAGGCATGACCCGTCCTCGAGCAGCGGGCAGCCGGCGCACACTTCGCGGGCGTGGTCGACGTTCTCTTGCGACTTAATGCCTGGGAACCACGGGTCGGGGTTGCCGCGGCCGAGGTCTGCGACGTGTGCGGGGTCGGTGCAGTACCCGTCGGTGAAGTCGGGCATGACACCGCCGCGTGCGAGGAGGTCGATGAGGAGGGGCTTGTAGCCCTCGGGGACGGCGGTCATCGTGTCCACCAGACGGGGTTGTGGTGCCGCCAACCAACCCCGGCCACGCTCGCGGCGTCGGTGCAGGGGGTGCAGCATCCGGGTGGGCCGCAGTCCTCCAGGGTCGCACCGCAGGAGCCGCAGGGTAGGCCGTTTGACGGAGTGTTGTCGGCTTCGGCTTCGGCGCGGGTGGGGCGGTCGTCGAGGGATGGGTCTGGGTCGTAGGCGTCGGAGTAGTTGGGGTTCATCGCTGCTCGGCCTCGGGCGCGGTAGGAGGCTCGCAGGTCAGAAACTCGGCGATCTGGAGGATGTGGCGGTGCTGCTGCTCGCCGTCAGGAAGGTCGACGTAGGGGGAGCGTCCGGTCGACTTCCTGGCCGATGCCATGTCGAGGACCATCTGCACGTAGAGGTCGGACGCGACTTGATAGGCAGTGGCGTTGCGCTCACCACGCTCACCGAGCGGCATCGCTTGGCTCTCGTCGATGTTGACGTTCCGGAGTCGATTGACGCTCATCACACTTCCCCCGTCTCAGGGTCGGCGGCCACGAACGGGTCGACGTCTGCCTTCTGTGCGAGTGCTGCGGCGACGGTCTGCATCTCGTCGTTCGTGAGCTCGGCCAGGGACTCGAAGGGGCGTTTGGTGGCCCAGGCTGCGAACGCGACACGCTTGTCGACGGGTGACCCTTTGCGGTCGAACAGTGCTTCGAGGTCGGCCACCTGCTCGTCGGTGATGGTGGCGTTCATGCCTGCTGCTCCTGTCCCCATGGGTTGCTCTCGTCCATGACCTCGCCCTCGACGACCTCGCCGGTCTGCGGGTCGTGCGCGGGCTCGTCCTGCGGCGGCAGGGTGGTGGTGCCGACCGGCTCGGACAGCACGTCGCGGGCGGCGCGCATCTGCTCACGGATGTACTCGGCGGAAGTGGGTACCCACTTCTCCAGGCGACGGGCTGCGGTCTTGAGCCACATGGACTCCTCGCTGGTGTTCCACGGGCTGTACTGCGAGCCCGCACCGTCAGACTTCGCCTTGGCCTCCATGACCTGTGCCCGGTTGAGGACGACCACCTTGGACGTGGCACCGTCCTTCATCACGGCGTAGGCGTAGACGCCCTTGAGCTTGCCGCGGTCGTCGCCGAACCAGTCGACCTCGTGCACGGGCCGCTCGTCCTTGCCGGGGACGTACTGGAACTTGTCGCCCTCGCGGACGACCTCGACGATGACCGACGCGATCGCACCGGCCCGGTACATCCGCTCGATGATGCCGCGGTAGCCCTCGATGCCCTGGACCTTCAGGACGCCCTTCTGCTTACGGGGCACGAGGTAGAACTCCTCGGTGCCCGGCTCGAGGCCCTTGCGGGCGGCCTCCATGAGCGCGCCCATGAGTGCGCCGACGTCGTTGCCGGCGGCCTCGCGCAGCTTCGGGTCGGAGCGCAGGGAGCCGACGGCGACACGCACCCACGTCTCGGGCTTGATGTGGGAGGGGAGCACCTGGGCGAACTCGCCCCGGTACTGCTCGACCATGCTGGCGGGGCTGTTCTGCTGCTGGGTGGCGACGGCGTTCTGGATGGTGCTCATGCGATGGCCTTCTCTTTCTTGGGCTTTACGGGGTACAGGGACACGCCTCCGTGGCCGTTGGGCTGGCGGCGGGCGTAGGTGACGTCGTCGCACTCGGCGAACTTGGCTTCGCCCATCTGGTCGAGAAGTGCAGTGGTGGCGCGTCGCTCCTCGGTCTTGGCTGCCTCGACTGCGGCCTTGGCCGCCTGCCAGGCGTCACGGATGTGGGCGTGGGTCGTGACCGTCTCGCCATCGATCTCGGGATGCATCTGGCGCACGGTGGTGTAGGTGGCGGTGTGTGCGTCGAGGTCGGGGCGGACGTCGTTCTCCACGTCGTCGAGGAACTTGCGGCCCTCGGTGCGCAGGTACTCCTGCTCGTCCTTGCTGGCGGTGACGACGTACTCGGCGAAGCGACCGGACCCGCCGAATAGGACCGGGACGAACGCCCGCCGGAAGCCGGTGACGTCGAGGTACCAGAGCACCTGGCAGCGGTAGTAGGGCGGGATCTCGTCGGTTCCCCCGTCGCCCCATTCGTCGTCGTAGATCTGGAACTTGGCCTCGATGATGCAGGCGTCCCGTTTCGTCTTGCCGGCCGCCCATTCGTCGAGGTTGGCGATCTGCCACGGGCGGTCCTTGTGTGCCCAGGTGCCCTTGACGTTGGACCGGGTCAGCTCGGGGTGCTGGTCGGCCCACCAGGCGAGCGTCGCGGCCTCCACGTAGGTGCCGACGGTCATCTGTGAGTTGACCTCTTGCTTGCCGATCTCGCCGCGCTTGCGGTGCCACAGGGAGAAGCGGGACTCCCACTTGGAGAGGCCGACGACTGCGGCAATCTCGGAGCCCCCGAGGCGGCCGGCGCGCATGGCGTCCCACTCAGGGGAGTTGTCGGGGGCGGACCCCAGTAGTACGGCGGTTCCTAGCGTTTCGCTCATGCGAGCTTTACTCCTTTGATGACTGCTGGTGGGTGGTGGTGCTCGGCTCGTCCTCCGCCGCTGCCGACACGCGCTGGTGGCGGTGGTGGTGCGGTCTTGCGTCGGCGCTTGACCTTCACGAGGGCGTCGAGCTGGTCGGGGGTGAGGCCGCCTCGAACGCCGTAGACGTCGCGGGTGTCGATGGCGTCGCGGAGGCAGGCGTCGCGGACTGGGCAGGTGTGGCAGATGTCGATGGCCTTGGCCTCGCGTGTCTTGCGGTCGCCTGCCGACTCGTGGTCGGGGCCGTGGAACAACGGGTCCAGGCCGATGCAGGCGGCCGAGGTGCGCCACGTCATCGGCTTCCCCCGACCCGTGCCGCCATGCGCTCGGCGGTGGCCTCGGGTGTGCGCGACGCCTCCCACTGTGCGATCCAGTCGAGTTCGTCCAGCGTCGACGCCGGTTCGTCATGCGTGTGTGGCGCGACGATGGAGGACAGGACCCAGCCGTGGACGTGGTCGAGCGCCCAGCGGGTGACGTGGACGAGCGACCAGGCGACGGGGATGGCCAGGAGGATGGTGAGCAGGGCGAGGATGCCGAGGCCCGCGGTGGCGGTGGCCGCGTAGAGGGTCATGGCTTGCCACCGATCCGCTCGACACGCCATGTCGGGTGGGCGCGCATGACGAGTCGCGGGTAGGCGTCGAACCGCACGCCGAGGTACTGCTCGGGGAAGGACACGATCGTGCCGGGCTTGCCGTCGACCGTGACGCGGTCACCCCGCTTGTAGTCCACGCCGTAGTAGCGGCGGACGTACTCGGCGCTCATCGGCCGCCGCCGAACACGTGGTTGCGGCCGTCTGCCAGTGGTTCGTGTCCGGCCTCGCGGGTGCATGTCGCGCCGTCTGTGTGTCTGTACACGGTGCAGTCGGTCATGTCAGGCTCCGATCCGGTCGTGTGGTGTGTGGTGGCCCGGTTCGTAGCGGCACCACGGTGGGCAGGTCTTGCCGGTGCCGAGACGGACTGGGGTGAGTGGTGTGAGCTGCACGGCGGTTGCGTAGGGCAGCCGGTAGTCGTAGGCGGTGCTGGTGCCGATCGACGCGGCGGTGTCGAGGGCGCACGGGCCGCACATGGGCCGGGGTGTGCCGACGAAGTTGGACCCGTCGGGGTAGTGCTGCACGGTGGCGAGCAGGACCGTCGCGGGCTGCCAGCAGGTGCCGCACGACGTGGTGACGGTGGCGGTGGTCATCGGTACGCCCTGCCTTCCTTGACACGCTCGCCGTCGGTGATGACGACGTGGCGCACCTGGACGTGCTCGCCCTCACAGTGGGGGCACTCGCACATGTCGCCGTCGTCGTCGGGCTCCCAGCCCTCGACGCACTTCTCGTCCCAGCAGGACCAGCCGTGCTCCCACTTGAACCCCCCGGCGTCACGCTGCTCAGCGAGGTAGTAGGTGCCGTGGCTGACGTGGTACTTGCCGTCGCACTTGCCGCCGCACTCGTCGGAGATCTCGCCGCCGACGAGGCAGGTCTTGCAGGTGCCGAGGTGGATGCCTTGGACAACGACATCTCCGCCACGGATAGCCCAGTCGGTCGGCTTTGTCGTGTGCCGACCACAGCGGGTGCAGCCGTAGGTCTTGGTCTGGGTCGCAGTGCTCACTTGCCCCACCCCTGCGACTCGGGCCGCTCACGCACCGTGTCGTAGAACCGGGCGAACGGGGCGGCCGCGGCGAGGAAGATGACGCCACCGACCACGCCGCACAGGACGTCGAGGCTCATCGCGGCACCTCCGACCCGAGCTCGCGGGCGACGTCACGGGCATGCATGGTCGCGGCGCGCAGACGGTCCAGCAGTGTCGGGCGACGGTGCCTGCCGGGGCTACACGGCAGGGCTGGCGCGGGGACGGGGGAACGGTGCTTCACGGTAGGATCTCCTTCAGTGAGTTGGAGCCCTGGTCTGTCTTGACGGATGGCCGGGGCTCCGGCTTGTGTTGGATGCGGCCCTCCCGGTGCGGGCTCATACCGAGCACCGGGAGGTGGCCGCGGCTAAGAGGCGAACGCCGCGTGCGGTCGCGGGTTGTCGTCGGAGCGCCACACGTAGGTGCCGGTGCTGCGGCTGGCGAGGACCATGAGCGCGTCGACGCACTCGGGGCAGACGGGGCGACCCTTCTCAGGCTCACCGTTGCTGGGTCGGCCGCAGAGCATGTTCGCCGCGCCGACCTTGCGGACGTGGTTGAGGCGCTTCACGTCAGCACCCCCGTCACGAGCTGGACGGGCACGACGAGGCAGTGCGTCGCGTAGCACGACACGTGCCGGCCCTTGCCCTCGACGTGGTGCGAGTCGCGGAACAGGCGACCGGACGCCGTGCACCAGCGGACCTTCACGCGGCCCGTGGGCGTGGTGACCATCACCGGGCCTACGAACCCCTCGGGGACGAGGTTGCGGCCCTTGGGTGCGAATACGGCTGGCGTGGCAGTCATGACGCCTTGAGTCCCATTGCACGCAGCTCACGGCGCCGCGCCTTGCGGCGGGGCTGGTTGCGGCGAGCGCGAATCCGGTTGCACTCAGCGCAAGCACGACGGGTCCGCTCGGGGCCGACCCACATGATGTTGTCGCCCTCGTAGGGGTGCCCCTGCGTGCAGTGAGTCTTGTTGACGTTCGGGTCGTTGCCGTGCTCGATCCGGTCAAGCATGTTCTCTCGCGCAGTGCCCCAGCGCAGGTTCTCCGCGCGGTTGTCCGTCTTATCGCCGTTGAGGTGGCGGACCTGGGCGCCTTCGAAAGGCCGTGGCCCATGGAAGGCAGAGGCGACGAGGGAGTGGACGGTGTGCCGGCGCACACCTACACCGCTCGTGTAGAGCGACACGACGGGGTAGCCGTTAGGAAGAAGACCTTGAGTGAGGACACGACCCTCGCACCACCTACCCTGAACCGAGTAGCGCGGCAGGCTGCGAATCTGTCCGTCGTCGCTCGCCTCGTGGGTGCCTTCTCGGCCGGGGATCGGCTTCCAGATCGTCATGCCTCAGCCCTCCGGCAGCCCGCGGAACCACTCGAGGAGGTCCGTGGAGTCGATGAGGCGTTTGCGGCCGAGCATCCGGGAGCGCAGCGGCGGGATGGGCGCGTCCTTGTCGGTGGCCTTGACGGCGCGGTCGATGGTGCGCTCGGAGACGCCGATGGCGGCGGCCGCGTCGCGGACGCTGTAGGCGATCGGGGCTGCGGCTGGTGCGCTCATGCCGCCTTCACCCCGGATGGGAGGGAGTAGGTGATGGCAGCCAGGGGGACGCCGAGCTGCGTGGCGAAGCGGACGGCGACGTCTGGCGCCGGCTGCTTGATGCCCTTCTCGATGTTGGTCAGGTAGGAGGGGGAGATGTCGCAGCGGATGGCGAAGTCACCGTGCTTGAAGCCCAGCGCCTCCCGGATCGCCCTGACTGCCGGACCGTGGACCACGCGCTTGTGGTCGGTGGGGGTGGTTGCTTGGCTCATACGGACAGCATAGGCAACAAGAGGAAACGATGTCAAGCAGAGAAGGGAAACGATGTGAAAACGGCTCTGACCTGCACCGATGTGGGTGAATCACATCCTTGGTTTTCCTACTGTTGCCCCTACGCTGGACGCTTGACCCTGTTTGCTTTTCCTGTAGTTGCCCAGAGAGGCTGTCCACATGCTCAGAGGAGACGAGCTGCGAGAGGCCCGCGAGGCAGCGGGTATGACGCAGCAGGAACTAGGGAACCGACTAGGGCGCACCCTGCGCTCGGTCGGCAACTGGGAGCGGGCAGACCGACTCCCGGAAGCCGCCGAGCGGTTGTTGCGCCGCGAGTTCCCAGAGTGGTTCGGCCAGCCGGCCGTGCCGCTGTCGTCCGTCTCTGACGCGCAGCTGCTGGCGGAGATCGCCCGCAGATTCGAGCGAGGCAGACACGAGAGGAGTGGTGGCGATGGACGAGACGCCGCCCCCAATACCCAGGCGGGCACGGCCCGCGCACAAGAGACAGAGGCAGAGCTGGACCCGGACTACGGCATGGCGATCAGCGTGCCGGCGGAGGCGCCGAGGGAGGCCGTCGCGCCGCAACGTCAAGGGAAGGTAAAGAGGGGCTCGCGGACCTAGTAGGTGTCACCGGCCCGACCTATGGTGAGGGTGACCGCCCGGCGGTGTTGTCGGGTGGCCCTGACTCGGGAGGCTGAGGGTGGATGTCGTGAGGTTCGTCGACGGCTCGGAAGTGATGCCACGTGGGCGGCACGTGCTCATCTGCGAGGGGGATGGGGAGGTCGTGCTCCAGGTCGATCTCTCGGCCCCGCCCGGCGTGCTGCTGGATGCACTGACGCGCACGGTCACGAACTACGCACAGACGCGCTGGATGTACATCGGGGGAGTGAAACAGGTCGAACGCCGCGCGTCCTAGCCCTCGAGGCGTCGCGCCGAGCGTCCCAGCGCCTCGGCCGCGAGCGCGGTGGAGACGTGCTTGTAGGTCTTGGATGCCTGGATGGTGTGGCCGAGGATGGCCGAGATGACCTGCGCGTCGACACCCTCCATCATCAGGAGCGTGGCCGCGGTGTGCCTCGCTTCGTGCAGTACGTAGTGCCGTCCTGACGGGTGGCGCACACCAGCCTCGTCCTGCAGGGCGATCCAGTCGGCCCGGTCGACGGCCGGGCGCCTCGGTAGTACCTTGTCGCGTCCCTTGCGGGTGTCGGTGCCGGTCCAGACGAGGCCCCAGGGGTTGTCGACGGCGTGCTCGTCACGCCAGCGCAGGAGGTGGTCGCGCAGGTCCGCGATGATCGGCACGACGCGGTAGCCGGTCTTGGACTTGGGCCGCACGAGGTGGTAGGAGCCGGCCAGGTGCCGCGCCTCGTACCCATCGGGGACACGGAAGGTGCCCGCGGCGCGGTCGGCGTAGGGGAGCTGCTGCAGCTGCCACTCGATCGTCAGTGGCGCACCGGGGCGGGACAGGTCGAGCGCGTCCCAGGTGAGGCCCAGCGCCTCGCCCTGCCGCATCCCGTAGTGCAGGGCCAGTTCCCACCGTGCGGCGTCTGGTCGGGTGCGGGCGAGGTCGCGCAGGCGGATCGCGTCGAGCAGGGGGATGGCGTCGCGGTCGTTGGCTGCGCGTGCGGGTGCGGGGGTGGTGGTGACCTCGGTGGAGATCTGTGCGTTGCCCTCGTCGGCGGCGGCCTTGAGCATCCCCATGAGGACGAAGTGTGCCTGCCGGGCCGTGGTGGTCGATCGGCCGGCGTCGGTGACGGCCTTGTGCAGCGCGCGGACGTCGGTGCGGGTCAGGGAGCCGAGCCGTTTGTGCCCGATGGTGGGGATGATCCAGCGGCGGACAGCGCCGGCGTCAGTGACGAACGCCTTGGGTCGCACCTTGCGCTCGTGGATCTGCAACCACTGCTCAGCCCAGGTCTTGACGGTGGCGCGTCCGCTGACGGCCTTGGCTGGTCCTCCGGCTGCGTCGAGCTCACGCCGCTTCTTATTGAGCTTGGCCCTGACTTCCTTCTCGGTGGCGCCACTGACGGAGATGGTGCGCCGGGTGCCGCGGGGGGTCCATCCGGCCTGAATGACGCCCATCCACCGGCCCTGGCAGTCGTGCTCAGGACGGTCGCCACCTGTTTGTTTAACAGGTGGGCATGTGGCGTCGTGGCGCTGGTAGACCGACCCGGTGCCGTACTGTCGCCGTCCCATACCTGTCCCTTCCCGTTTCGCAAATCTTGTCAGTCATGTGGTGTCAGGACAAGTCTGGACACGACACGTAAACCCGCTGGTCAGGGGCACAGTACCCACCCCCAGCGTACCCCTTTACCTGTCTTGTAAACAGGCGGTTGGGAGTTCGAATCTCCTCGCCAGCTCCATGGGATGACCTGCAAGGATGCCGTTTTGTGAGGTGCTGGACAGGTGAGCAGTGAGGTCGCTATTCGCAAATCGTTCGCAAATCCGGTTTGGGCAACGCAAAAGGCCCCCGCCCAACTCCGAGGAGTCGAGCGGGGGGTGCGGGGTGGACGCCTACATGCGCTTGTCCTTCCCGAGCCACGCACGAACAGTCATGCGGGTGACGCCGGCATGACGGGCTGCCTCCACCTCGCTCATGCCGTTACGGACCGCGAGCTGAACGAGGTCGGCGAGGTCGTCGCGGGAGCGTGCTAGGCGTGCTTTGTCGCTGGCGTGACGTTTGCCCGCGGTGGTCAGGCGCTCCGTGTAGTCGCTCATCACTTGCCCTCGGCGACGTAGGCGAGAGCGGCGGTGACGTTGGCGCGGGTGGCGGGGATCATCTGGAGGCGGAGCGCCTGGCGCACGCTTGCCTCGGCGAGCTGCTGGCCGCGTGCGTTCCAGATGTAATCCGCGGGGGCGAGGCTGATCTTGATGGCCTCGATGTTGCGGGCGAAGAAGCGGGAGGCGGTCATGGCCTCGGCGAAGGTGGGGGCGGTGGTGGTTGCTGTGTTCATGTATAGAACTATACAGGCATCTAGAGGGGGTGTCAACACCTATACAAGAGGGGTTTCCGAAACGACGAAAGCCCCCGCGCCATGCCGGAGCATGACGCGGGGGGCGAGTGCAACAAACAGGTACACCGATCGCTACAACGCCTTCACCTGTCCGGCGCGCGAGTGCATCGTGGTACGGAACAGGCCGGTGCACTCCATGCAGCGGTACTGCCGGTAGCGGATGACCTGGGCCTGCACCGCGCCGACGTCCTTCACGTCGGTGGACAGGCACCGGGGACAGCGGGTCTTGTCGTCGCCGGGGTAGCCCATGATGGGGTGGTTGGTGATCCACGGTCGCATGGCGTCGAACAGATCCTCGGTCGCACGGACATCCCCGCCGCAGTAGGTACGCATGCGCTTCCATGCCTGCTCGTCACCGTCGAGGCAGGCGCGCCAGTTGCCGGCGCCGCCGTTGTCGATCTTGCGGCGGATGCCGAACATGCGGCAGGCATAGTCGAGTGAGCGTGACTCGAAGCCGAACGTGCCGGCCGTCTTGTAGAGGTCGATCGACTTGGGCTGCCGGGGTGGGGTGAGTCCTTCGCGAGCGAAGTAGCCGCGGACCTTGCGCCAGTCGAAGCGGTCGCCGTTGTAGGTCACCATGTAGGAGGCGTGGTCGAGCAGCTTCCATAGGTCGGTGAGCATGTCGGGGTGGCGGACGTCGCGGTAGATGACGGAGTGGGGTTGGTGGTACCACTTCGCGGACCAGCAGAGCATCCCGCCTGGCCGGATGACGTTGGTGTGGTGGATGTAGGGGTTTCGCAGCTTGAGGTCGTAGGTGTCGAACTGGACCTTGGCTGGGAAGGTTTCGATATCGAACGTCAGAACGTTACTGGCGTCGAGCGCGGTGGGGCGTACGCGATTACGTACGTCGGTGCTGGCGCGGACCAGCTCGGCGAGGCTCATGCGGGCAGCCCACGGTCGCAGCGGCAGGAGCCCTCGCGGGGATCGCGGTGCCTGTTGATCTGCTGGTAGGAGGCGTGGTAGCCGCCGTCCAGGATCAGCCGGTGCACCTCCTTCGCGGGCCTGCCCCGACCTCCCCGTTGGCGTCCGTCTCCGTAGAGGATCAGTAGCAGCGCGTCGAGCTCATCGCCCTCGAGGGAGTCGATGAGTGCGCCGACGGAGCAGGGGAGTCCTGTGTTCGGGCGTGCGGTGGGTGTGCTGGCTACGACTTGGGCGAGTCCCATGCGGGGCTTCTCCTCGTGCTGGCTGCCCGTCCGTGTGGCGTGGCAGCGCCGATGGTTTCTCTATGGAGTTGTCTTATCCGGCCTTATAGGTCGTGATATCGCGGTGCTATCAACTGTCGTCGTTCGGCGACATTCCGGGATGTCGGCGTTCTGTGACATTCATGCCCGGCTAGTTGCCGGAAAGGGTCAGCGGCGCACCACCGGGACGCACACTTCGCCGCGTTCGTCGAGTAGGCGGCCGAGGTCGTCCCACGTGATGCGGGCAGAGCCGTTGACGCCCCAACGCGGGCCCCAGCTGTTATGCAGCGTGGCGTAGCGGCCCTTGACGTTGACGCCGTTGAGGACGATCGCGTGACCACCGACGACGCTGCCCGTGGGGCGGATGTACCCGTTCGCGTCGGTGTCCCACATGCCTGAGTACCAGTTGACCCCGATGACGGCCGGCCCATGACGGGACACGACCGTGAGCGCGTCCTGCAGGGAGAACGCCCACCGGTACTCGTGGAAGTAGCCGAGCCGTTGCGCGACCTTGACACCGGCGAGGACGCTGGTTCCGTCGTAGTTCTCACCGGGCCAGGGGTCGATCTTGCGGGCTTCGTGGTAGATCGTCGTCGCCAGCTGTGCGGTGACGTCGTGGACCTTGGGGCGGGCTGCGATCTCGTGCGCCCATGCGTAGCCGACGCAGGCGCCTTCGCGGCCTTGGTCGAGCCATGCACCGACGCGCCAGGTGTAGGAGCGGGGTTGGGTGCGGTCGACGATGCCGCGCACGTCGTAGGAGCGTGAGCGGGGATCGCGCTCCACCAATCGGTCAAGCCTGCGGTCGGTGGTGGCAGTTCCATCCCTGAGTCGGTGAGTCATCGCGGGCGCTCCTTAATGCAGTTAGATGCTGTATACTGGCGTCATGGGCTGGGGAAAGCGTGGCGATGAATCTGATGCAGAGCGTTTCTGGCGGCAGGTAGAACGGCCCGATGATGGGTGTTGGCTATGGCGCGGCAGCATTGACGCCAAGGGGTACGGTCGGATGTGCATAAACTACAAAACGCACAAGGCCCACCGACTCTCTTGGCAGTTCACTCACGGACCGATCCCTGAGGGCATGTTCGTCTGCCACCATTGTGACAACCCTCCGTGCGTACGTCCGGACCACCTGTTCTTAGGGGACAACTTCGCCAACATGAAGGACATGGCACGGAAGGGCAGGGGTACGGTTGGCGATAAGCACTGGACCCGCCGGTTCCCGGAGCGCGTAGAGAAGGGAGTGCGGCCTCAGTTGATTAGGCGTGGCGAGGAGTCGGGCAACGCCAAACTAACCGATACTCAGGTTTTGGAGATGCGTGCAGCTTACGTACCCCGGCGTGTTTCTTACCCGGTCCTCGCGAAGCGTTACGGGATTTCTCCCGAGCAGGTCAGGAACATCATCCTGAGGAAAGCGTGGACGCACATCTGACGCGCCGGTCGAGGGTGCGTTCGGTCATGGGGTCACCTCATCTTCCGGTGGCTCTGCCCACAGCGGTCGTGGACGATGCCCCAGGCGACGCGCGGCACCCACCACGTCATGACCGCGAAGCCCGTGGCGGCGCCGAACAGGGCTAGCTGCGCGGACGGGTGGCCCTGCAGTGGCGTGTCGGTGTTCATAGCCAGTTCACCGCCGCCACGTTGATGACTAGGTGCGCGGTGTTGTCGGCAATGATCATCAGCCACACGGCCAGCCACGCAGGCGAGTCCTCGGTGGCACCTGTCGCGCCGACGTGACGCGGGCGGTGTGACTTCGGCGCGAGTTGGTTCTTCGCCCATACGAGGTACTTGGCGAGGCGGTAGCGGTCGATGACGACATGCGTGCCGCCGATCACCAGCAGCGCCAGTGGTGAGGTGGTGATGAGTAGGAACGGCAGCGTGTAGGTCACGCCGTGGGCAATGGCAGGCCACCAGCGGTTGACCTTCTCCGTCGCCATCCAGTGCGTCTGTAGGACGTAGTCGCCGACGAGGTGGGCGAGGATGATGGCACCGATCACGGTCAGGCTCGCAGGTTGGGGTCGTGCTCCTGGCCTTTAAGGTAGGCGCCACGACCGGCGAGCGTCTCCTGGTTACCGACCGAGGGGTTGCCGTCACCAGCACCGGCGGCGAGCGCCTTGAGCACGGCCAGGACAGCGCCGCCGGCAGCGAAGCCACCGACCTCGGCCCAGTCCACGGCGATGACGTTGGCCATGTCGGCGCCGATGACGAGGACGGCGACCTGTGCGGCGGTGGCGATAGCGCGCTCGGTCGTGGCCTTCCAGAATGCTCCGGTCCAGATGCTCATGCGTTCTCCTCCTCGCGCTCGGCGCGGATCTCGGCGATGATCTGGTCACGGTCGGCGCCGGCCTGCTTGTAGGCGTGCTGTGCGGCGTACCCGAGCAGGGCGCCGGCACGGAAGGACTCGCCGAACGTGTTGTGCAGCGACGTGCCCTCCTGGAACGGGACACGGCCCGCCCACGGGTCGCGGCCCAGGGCGGCGTCGAGCTTGGCCTCGAGCTTGTCGAGACGGTCGGTCAGGGTTGTCATGGTTGCCTCCAGGTGTGCGCTGGTCTGTGGGCCGGGGAGCCCGTCTGCGGTGAGGTTGTTGTCCTGCTGGTAGGCGCGAACCCGCGCCCAGACGTCGGCGCCGTCGTAGCCGAGGACGTCGAGCAGCGACTCGACCCGTTCCAGGTGCTCCAGGTCGAAGCCTTTGTTCGGGTCGGGCGCGGGTGTGTCGGGGGTCGGCGCGAGCGTCCACGGCGGGACGATGGCGCCGGGGTCCCAGTGGGAGTTCGCGGGCCACTTGGAGTGGAAGGCGTGGCCGGAGCGGTCGGGGTAGCGGCGGTAGCCGGGTGCGTTGGCCTCGGCGTAGGTGGCGGCTGGTCGGACGACGTCGCGCCACGCCCACTGGTCAGGCACGCCCCATGCGCGCTGGAAGTTCATCAGCCGCGTGAGGTCGTCCAGGCCGGCTCGGGTCATGTCCCGCGTCCACGGGTAGGTGGCGTCGGCGAGCACTTCGGTCTGCATGTGGATCTTGCCGTAGCGGTTCGTCTCCACGGTGCGACCGAAGGTGTCCTTCACCTGCAGCGTGCGGGCGGCCACGTTCGCCGGGAGCAGCTGCACGAGTCCGCCGAGGACGGGGTTGTAGGTGAAGTGCGCGAGCTTGAGTGTGGACGCGAGGTAGCGGGCGCCGGCCATCGCGGAGAAGTTGTAGTTGAGGCGCTTGATGCCCTCGAACGTGTGCCACGTGTGGAAGGCGTCGCGGTTGTTGCCGCCCTTGCCGAGCAGCAGCCCGTGTGCGGAGCAGTCCAGGCGGGTGACGCCGGGGAGCCAGAGGTCAGGCATGGGTCAGCCTCCGTTGCCTCGGTCGATGGGTGGGCCGGTGAGGACACGGCAGGGGCCGTCGACGGCCTGCGTGGTGCCGTCGGTGAAGGTGAAGATCCACGTGCCGTCCTCGGCGCAGGCCACGTCCGTGATGCCGCGCCCGGCTGGTCCGGGTGCACCGTCGGCACCGGCAGGGCCTTGTGGCCCTGGCACGGTTGAGTCCTCGCCGGCAGGGCCAGCAGGTCCGGCCGGGCCTGTCTCACCAGCAGGTCCGGGCGGACCGGGCACGGTGGAGTCGGCGCCAGCTGGCCCGGCTGGACCCTGCTCACCCTGGGGTCCGGTCGCCCCGTCCTCACCGTCGATGCCGTCCCTGCCATCGGCACCGTCGATGCCGTCGCGGCCGTCAGCACCGGCAGGACCGGGCTCACCCTGCGGACCTGCGATGCCCGGCTCGCCCTGCGGCCCCGGTGCCCCGTCCTCGCCGGGTGCGCCGTCCACACCTGCGGGGCCACGCTCACCAGCGGGACCGCGCGGCCCGGTCAGGCCACGCTCACCCGAAGGGCCGGGTTCGCCCGGCGCACCCTCGGCGCCCTGCTCGCCGCGGAAGCCACGCTCCCCGATCTCACCGCGCGGACCCTGCTCACCGCGCGGACCCTCCACAGCCTCAGGCATGACGGGCTCGGGGACGGGCGCCTGCCCGAGCAGCTCGAGGCGACGGTTCGCCTCAGCCAGCGCCTCGCCCTGCTCGGTCACGGCCTGGTTCAGCTCGGCACGGTCGTCTGACCCTGCGGCCAGGCGCATCCCGAGCAGGAGGAGTGTGACAAGGCCGACGATGGCGACGGTCCACGCCAGGACGGCCGTGGTGCGCGGGTTCGCCGCCCATGCTGCCACGCGGCGTGTGAAGTCGTTCCTCATAGCGAACCGCCTGTCTGCATGATCGAGGTGAGGATGCCGATAAGTGCCACAAGGAACGCCATGCCGATCGCTGTCCACGTCTGCCGCCGGTACTTCGCGTCGTCTTTGCGGTCAGCCTTGATCTCGTTGATGTCACGCTCGATCTCGGTGGCCTTGGCGAACACGTCGGCACGCAGCGCGTGGTGCTCGGCGCCGTACACGTCCTTGCGGACGTAGGACTGCTCCATGCGGGAGGAGAGGCGTTCGACGGAGCCCACGACCTGCGTCAGCTGCTGGGTGATGTGCTCGAGGCGGAGCATGATCTCGGCCGGCGTCGGGTCTGATGGCATGGGCTTCCCCCGTGTGGGTCGGCTGTGTGTATCTGGCGGCGGGGGGATCGCTCTCCTGTGGTGTGCCGTCCTGGCCTCTGGCAGGGTGGCGTTGCTCACCCGCGACCGGCACCCCCCGAAGGTGCCGAAAAGGTCGGGGGTGGGAAGTCGGCCGTGCCCTCGTTGGCGCGGGGGCACGGTCGGCGCTGGGGTCCGTCAGGACCGGGACATGACGGAACCCCCGGTGGTGGTCCGGGGGTCTGCGTGGTCGCCGGTGGGTCAGGCGGGTGTGGCTGCGGTGCCGGGGTAGGGCTCGGCAGGGAAGGTCTCGGTCGCCCACCACGTGTACTCGCCATAGAGCGCGTCCGTGGGGCGCGTGGCGGAGCCGGACATGAGCTGCATCCACGCGACCCTGCTGCCGTTGTACATGCCGATCTGGGAGGGTAGCGTCGCCGAGCGGCCGTCGGCGAGGAAGTAGTGCTCACCGACGTGGCGGAACCCCACAGGCAGGATCGCCAGGAACACCGAACCAGAACCGGCCGGGGGAAGCACAGACTCCAAGCGAATGCTGATTCGCTCACCGATCCGGCGGACCAGGATGCGGCCGGTGACGCCAGCGTCGGGTGTGATGGAGCGCCATCCGGTGTCGCGGTGGCGCGGGAGGCGGTAGAGGGGCTGCATGGAGGCGTCCTCTCAGACGGCGAGGGCGGAGACGTCGTGGACGGTGGCCGCGACGGAGGGGGTGACGGTGACGTGGCAGCGGGTGGCGTCGGCGGGGATGGTGACGTGGCGCGAGAGGACATGACGGCCGGCGGCGGGGATGGTCAGGGTCTTGGTCCCGGCGCCCTCAACGGCCACGGTCAGGCTGCCGGCGGCGGTTGTCTCGAGCTCGACGTCGATGCGGCGGACCCCGCCGAGGGCGTAGGCCCAGGCGTCCGCGGTCGCGCTGTGCGTCGTGGACGCGGCAGCGGCCAGGGTGACCGGCGCTGACAGAGCCGGCAGGAGGTCGTGCCGGGCGGGTGCGACGTCTACCGTGTCCGTGGTGAGGGTTGTGGTGGTGGCGTCGCGGTCGGCGTGCAGCAGGCCGCCGACGGTCATCACCTCGATGGTGCCGGCGTCGCGCTGGGCGGCGATCCACCCCAGGACGTCGGCGACCAGCGCCGCGGACGGGCCGGTGTCACCGATCAGCGACGGGTGCAGCATCAGGATGACACCGCCACGGTGGTCGATCGCCTCATTCACCCGCGACTGGACGTTGGCGAGGCTGGCGCTGTCCCACGTGTAGTGGCGGGCGCCGACGGTGGGGCGCCCGTCCAGCGGCAGCACGTTGCCGGCCCGGTAGCCGGTGGCCATGCCGTGGTGCGCCAGGATGATCTGGCCGGCGTAGGTGTCGTGCTGGGCGTCGGTGGAGCCGTTGCCGTACCCGTCGTAGACACCCACCTCGGGGTTGATCGCAGCAGGACCGGGCGGCATCCACCCGTCGATCGCCACACGGGGGAACTGGGTCCGCAGCTCGGCCAGGGAGGTGACGATCTCGTCGTAGATCGCGGCCTGACCGGTGGCGTCGTTGTGCGTCGCGCCGTGGTTCCACAGCTCGACGCCGTCCTCGACCAGCCACGGTTCGACGTCGGCAGCGGTCAGGCCGTTGTTCTCGGTGCGGTGCCAGTTGCGGGGGTTGGCGCAGATCGACGCGGGCAGGTTGTGCTGGCGCAGCAGCGGCAGGACGATGTCGCCGAAGTTGCCCCAGCCGTGGTCGAAGCGCAGCGCCACGACGGGTTTGCCGCCCGTGCCGATGACACCGCCGCGACGGTTGCGGGCCGACTGCGCCCGCACCGTGTGCCCCGCCGAGGAGACCCCCGACGCCTCGTCAGCGAACGCCAGCGAACGCCAGGGCGTCATCGTGTTGTTGGTGACCGACTGGGTGGAGCGGACCCACACCCGCAGCGCCGAGGCGTACTCGGTGAAGCGTTGGATCAGGATGCCGTTCGGGGTCCGCATGACCTCTAGGGTGCCAGGATAGGTGGACGCGCCACGGGGGGCGTTGACCAGCGACTCGGCGACGGCGGTGGTCGTCACCGGGTAGTAGCCGGGGTCGAGGACGGTGTTCAGGTCGGTGTCCGCGGCGAGCTCGGCCTCACCCCAGTTGGCCTCCTCCACGACCTCACCGATAGCGACGTCGACGGAGTCGGCCATCGTCTTCCACCACGTCGCCGACGGGTGTAGCGACGTTCCGTCGGGGTAGGCGATGTTCCGGGCCGTGAACGGCATCAGGTCCTCCGTAGGGGGTCGGTGTCGAACGTTGACAGGCTGGCGCCGTCCCACTCGGTGTCGCGGTCGCTCAACGGGGAGTCGGCCCACACGAGGTCGTACTGGCCCAGGGTGGAGTTGAGTTGCGCGACGGACCTGACTCGGACGGTCAGGGACTGCGTCTGGCTCCCGCCCGTGGTGGTGATGGTGTAGCCGAACACGATGCCGGTGATGCGGAGCCCGGAGCGGTGGGTGTCGTCGATGATGACCGTGTCGGCAAGCTCGAGCCGGGCGTCAGGGACGACGTGCACGTTCCGCAGGTAGGGGGTGGGCATGTTCGTCTGTGCGGCGAGCCAGTCGGCCAGGACGCGGGCGGAGGCCTCGGTCTGGATGAACCGGCCGGCGTCGTGGGTCATCGACACGGCGGTCGACGGGCCGACCGGGGAGCCGGTGACCTTCGCGGGGACGAACTGTGCCTTGGCGCGGGCGCGGATCAGAGGCAGGCCCTGCCCGTCCCACCTGGTCCACAGCCCCGCCGATGCGGGGTTGGTTTCGGTGATGACCGCCCCGCCAGACGCAGCCAAGGCGTCGACTCGCAGGAAGTGCAGGAGCGAGCGGGCGTCGAGCTGGGTCAGGGACGCGGTGCCGGTGTCGGGCGCGAACCAGACGACTGGGTCACCGGCCGAGTCGACGTGGTAGCCGCCGACCCAGGATCCGCGCCCGTAGTTGAACCGTTCGTCACCACCTGTCGACGCGCCCGCGTACTCGGCGTCGGCGTCCACCATGACCCATTCCTCGTCGGCGGGCGGGTGAATGACCTCCTCGATCTCCTCGCCCGCGAGCAGCGTCTCCGCGCGGCCCTGGTGGACCGTCACGGTGGGACGCCAGCGGCGAGTCGCCACGACCTCCTCGTACTCCACCTCCACGACGGAGCGGACACCGGCTGAGTCGTCGACCCACTCCACGTCCAGCAGGTCATCCTGTGACGTCAACGTGCGAACCGTGGGCCGGGTGGGCAGGACGTTGCGGTCCATCCACCGGAACCGGCCCTGCTCGTCGATCCACATCGCGGCACACTCGGCGTCGGCCTGGCTACGCAGCACCTCGAGCGATGCCACGTCCTTGATCGTGGGCAGGCACACGAGCCCGTTGAGGCTGGTCGGCCATAGATCGAACAACGCGGTCGGGGTGAAGGGTAGGTCCGCCCACGCCGTGGTCGGGAACCCGACCTTGACCGCGCCGACACTGCCCGGCCCGGTGATCGTGACCGAGTGCATCGGGTTGCCCATGACCGTTCCCGGTGCGGTGATCGGCGCCGACAGGTCCGCCTCGCCCGTGTCGGTGCGTATCTCCGCCTGGCACGCCGACCCCGTCCACCACACCCGCATCGTCACGACCCGCGCCGCCCCGCGCGCAACCGACGCGATCTGCCCGGCGCTCGGTGAGAGACGGTTCACCGCCAGGGTGGTGTCCGTGACCGCTAGTCCGAAGCCAGACAGGTTCCCGCCGTCCGGCGCCCACCACACGTCCACGTTCACAGTGCCCGACGGCGCGGCCGGCAGGACCACCGTGAGCTCGACCGTCCCGTCGTCCAGCAGGGTCGACCCGTGCGACGTCGACGGGGCATAGGTGGCGTCCACGGCCTTCACCGCACGCCCCCACGGCGTCGTCACCCACTCCGGAAACGCCGACCCTGTGGCGTTCGACACGGCCGCGACCAGGCTGCCCCGCTCGGGCCACATCGACCCCATCATCGGCGCCGAGATAACCGTGCGCGCATCAGCAGGCGGCGTCGCGTAGTAGCCGCAGTGGCGGGCCACCCGGTCGGTCAGGTAGGACGACAGCAGCCCGTTGTACCGCAACGGCTGCCCGTCCGTCTCCGACGGCATCGCGTTCAGCAACGGGTCCATGCTGAACGGCACCCGGAACCTGTCCACGTGGTCGATCAGCTGCGAGGCCAGGTCACCGTCGGCGAACGAGCCGGACGTGTCGTCGACCTTGCCGACGAGCAGGGGCGCCTGCGCGGTCCCATACCCCGCCGTCACCGTCACCGGCGAGTCCGGCGGCGGCGGCCACCCACCAGCCCGCGCCCACGGCGTGGAGGAACGGGTCTGCACGTCGTCGGCCTGCGACCAGTCGACGCTGCCCGACGCACCGACGATGCCGTCCCCGGCGAGGATCTGTGACGGCAGGGCCGACGCCAACTCGCGGGTGACCGACACAGCGTCAGCGTCGCGGGTGGTCCCGGCAACGGTGGCCGTGGCGGCAGGAGTGGTGGCGTCGGTGGACGTGGGCCAGCCGGTGACGGTCTGCACTTAGCCCACCTCTCGCACGGTGAACGACGCCGCCGTGTACCTGCCGCCGGTGGAGTGGCCCATGGCGAGGATGACGGCATGGGCCAGGTCAGGCACGACCACGCGGGGTGCACCCTGGCCGGGCATCCAGTCCAGGACGGTCGGGGTCCACGTGATCGCCGGACGGGCGATGCGGGTCGCACCCGCATGCCGCACCACCGCCGCGACGGCACCGTCCGGCGCGGTCGCCGTCACGTCCACCCGCACCAGCTCGGGGCCGGTGTTCGTGACCGTCTTGACCGCGGCCGTGGTGAACGTGCCACCCACGGACGTGCTGAACTGCAGCCGAACGTCGAGCGTGCCGGGGCCGGAGACGTACATCGAACCCGTGACCACCTGACCGGGAACCACCGGCACACCATCGGCCAGTCCGCGCCGGTACGGAAGGATACCCGCCGCACCATCCGCAGACAGCAGCGACGACGGGGCACGCCCACCATCGGCCAGGTCGACCGGGCCACCCGGCACCGCGGGGCCACCCCACGTCTTGGGGCCGCCCTCGGGAAAGATCGTCGCCGACGGCGGCATCAGGTTCGTCACCCTCGCCCACGGGTCCACGAAAGCGAACGGACCCACGCCCAGCTCGCCCTCGACCAACGCCGCCAGTCCCGCCAGTTCGGCGGGGGTCACGGCGTCCAGGGACACGTCCCAGGTGCGGGCCGTGCGCGGACCCATCTGCGCCTTCGACACCCCGCCCAGCGTGACCGACGTCGACATGGGGCGGGACGACGACGGCCGCAACCCGGACGGGCACTTCAGCGCGACCATGCCACCCAACGGGCCGAGGTAGGTGTGCATCAGCGCGACGCTCCCGTCCTGGGCTCGAACTTGTTCGCGGACCGCTTCATCACGCCATACACCTCACGGTCACCGAGCTTGACCACCGGCTGCCACCCGGCGAGCGCACCAGCCACAGCGGCGACGATGTCCTGCCCACTGGTCGATGCACCACCACCGGCAGCAGCGGAGCCCTGCATCGGCGGCGTCCACTCACGGATCGACCTGCCCGAGTGCATGAACTCCAACGCCTGCCGGTTGTACGGGTCCGACGTCGTCTCAGCCGTGGAGACGAACTCCTGCTGGTGGACGGCGCCTGCCAGTTGGGTCGAGTCACCGTCGCCGGTGTAGCCACCCGACATGAACCCAGGCAGTGAACCGAGGAAGCCACCCACGACCGGGATCGCGGACAGCCCGATCGACACCGACCGGGGGATCGAGTTGAGGAACCCGCGCAGCACCGAATAGGCGTTCCAGGCGTTCGCGTCGATACCGACAGTGCCCCAGGTGCCGTTGACGTCCTGCTGGAAGCCGAGCCGCACACCCTGGGCGAGCGCGTCATCGGCGAGAATCGTGATGGACGGGGTCGAGTCGCGGACGATCTGCTCCAGCGTCGACAGCCGGTCCTGCGCCGGGCGGGAGTCACCGTCGATCGGCACCACCGCGTCAGCCTCAGCCGCGAGCTGGATGCCCTCGTCGATGCTGCGGTTGTACGCCTCCGGGTTGGCCTCGACGTTGATGTACGCCGTGAGGTCGTACTGCTCGACAGCCTCAGCGACCGTCAGCTCACCCGCTGCGACCTGCCGGGCGATCTCCTCGGCCATCTCCTGCCCGTACTTGGACACGGCGGCCTTGAACACCGGCGACGACAGTGCGTCCGTGTACGCCTGGCCCCACGCGTTACCAGCCTCACCGCCACGCTGCTCAGCAATGGCGTTGAACCGGGTGATCTCCTCATCCGTCGCGTCCACCAGAGCCGCGGCAGCCTGCGCCCCCGCCGGACCCATGTCCTCGAGCATCTTCAACGCGGACTCAGACAGCCGCGCCGTGAGCAGGAGCATGTTCGTTTCCCACTCGGACTGGGCCGCGACCTGCTTCTCCAGCTCCTCGATGAACGTGCCGAGGGAGAACGACGCCGCCTCGACGAAGTCCTCCCATGAGTCCTCCGCGTTGTCCGTCGCCTCGGCCTGCGCCTCAGCCCACGCCCGCGTCTCCTCCTCGACCGCCTGCATCGCCTCGCTGGTGTTGATGAACCCAGCGTCCAGGCCGGACAGTTCCTCAACCCACTTGGCGTAGGACTCGGCGGCCTCGTCACCCAGCGCGACGGCACGCTCCTGCGCGGGGATGAAGTTCCTGGTGATGACGTCAGCGGTGCGCTCGACCGCGCCAGCGTTGGCCTCGAAGGCGTCCGCCTGCAGTGCGGAGTAGACGGCGAGGCGTTCGGCGGGACCCTGCGCCCCTTCAACTTCGGAGTTGTAGAGCTCCCACCTGCGCTGCGCCTCGGTAGTGACGAGGCCGAGGCGCTCCATCTCGGCGCGCAGATCCTCTGCGGACTTCTTGTTCGTCGCGTGAACACCGAACGTGTCCTGCTGCGAACCCGCGTACTTACCACCGAGGTTGATGGCCTCATCGATAAGCGCGTTCAGTTCCTCGCGGGCGCCAGCCTGCCCCATGAGCGCGTCCGTCAGCAGACCCTCACGAGCACCCAGACGCCGGGCGTCCTCCAGGGCACCGGACTCCATGAGCTGCTTGGTGGCCCACTCGCGCGAGTTCGCCGTCAACGCCCCGGTCTGCTCGTCCAGGGTGGTCGTCAGTTCCTCGACGTCCGCGCGAGCCTTCGCCTGCTCGTTGACCCACGCACCGAGCGCGATACCGGCAGCGGCGATGGCGATACCCCACGGGCCACGCAGCACCGTCGCCATGTTGCGGATAGCCGTCGTCGTCCGCGGTGTGATGATGCCGAGCTTCTGGAACGCCGTATACGTCTCCAGCGCACGCGGCGCCAGGAGGAGGAATCCACCTGCAAGGAGACTTGCCGACCCTGCAGCGGCGCCACCGAACGCGGCAACCTTCTGCAACGGCTCCGGTAGGGCACCTAACCACTTAGCGGCGTCAGCACCGTAGGACGCGAGCCCTTGCAGCGCCGGCAGGAACGCCTCACCGAGACTGACGGAGGCGTCGACCACGTTGTTCTTGAACACCTGCAGCTGCGCGGCGGTCGTGGCGTAACGCTGCTGCGCCTCGTTGGTCAGGGCGACGTTCTCGGCATACGCGGCGTTACCCGACGACATCGCACCCGTGAACAGGTCAGCCGCACCGGAGGCACGCCGCAGCGCGTCACCGATACGGATGTCGGTCATGCCCAGTTCCTCGAGGATGGGCTGGATCGACTGGCCGCTGGACTCCATCTCACCCAGGCCCGCGACGAACGCGGCGATCGCAGACCCCGCGTCCTCCTCCCACGCCGTCGAGAACTGCGACGCGGCCATGCCTGACACCTCGGCGAAGGTCCGCAGGCTGTCGCTCTGCGTGTCGACCGCGACACCCATCTCGATCAGCACACGGGAGAACGCCGTACCACCGGCCTGTGCCTCGATACCGACCGACGACAGGGCGGTCGCCAGGCCCAGTACCTCACCCTCGGTGAGTCCCGCCTGACGGCCCGCACCAGCAAGGCGCAGACCCATCTCGACGATCTCACGCTCAGTCGTGGCGAAGTTGTTACCGAGGTCGACCACGGCCGAGCCGATGTTGTCGAACTCGTCCTGGCTGGTGCCCATGATGTTGGCGAACCGGGCAAGCGCCGTCGCGGCCTCACCGGCGGACAGGTTCGTCGTCTCACCCAGGTCAATCATCGTCCGCGTGAACCCGGCGATCGACTCACGCTGGATACCGAGCTGGCCCGCAGCCTCCGCCACACCGGCGATCTCCGCGTGCGCCGCAGGCAGGGTCCGTGCCATCTCACGCAGCTCGCCCGACAGCGCCGCATAACCGGCCTCGGAGTCGTCGACCGTCTTACGGACGCCCGCGAACGCGGACTCCCAGTCGACAGCAGCCTTCGCCGACGCAGCCAGCGCGGCAACAGTGACCGTGCCGAAAGCGGTCAGCGCCGTCCCGGCCGTCCTCCACGCCTGCTCGTTGTCCTTAGCCGACTTCGCCATCCGCCGGAACGCGGACTCCTGCTGCTTAGCCGCACCGTCAGTGTCGTCAGCAGTCTTCTTGACTGCCTTGCCGGCCCGCTCGACCGCAGTCTCGGCCTCCTTGGCGCCCTTCACCATGCCGGAGGCGTCCATCGTGGCCGTGACGGTCACTTTGCGGTCGACCATGACACCTCCTGGGCGTGGCTAGTCAGCGGGAGGGGAGTACGGGAGCGGGTGCTCCATCGCATACGTCAGGCCCTCATCAGGCTCGACGTGGAAGTAGAGCGCGCGCGCACTGCCCGACTCGTCGTACTTGCGCCGGTTCGCCTCCAACGCCGTACACGCGTGGCAACGGGTCGCCGGCGGAGAGTGCCAGTGCTTCTCAGAGTCCGCGTCGTGGGCGTAGGTGCGCGGCTGCCCACAACCGGTGCACAGGTCCGACTCGTACAGGTCCAGACCCAGGGCAAGCAGACGGTCCTCGTCCGGCAGCGCACGAAACGCGGAGAGGGTCAGGCCGTAGGAGCGTGCCGTCCTCAGCTCTTGGCGGAGCTGCGCGTTTCGAGGTAGGACAAGGCACGCTGCGAGAAACCCGGCGTCACACCCTTCGTGAACGCCAACGTCGCCATCTTCTGCGACAACCCGTCGAACTGGCCCGACCCGATGACCTCGAAGATGCGGAGCCAACCGGCAGCCTGCAACGTCTGCCACTCTTCCGAGCCGCGCGGACGCAGGCGACCGACACGCTCCAGCAGGGCAGCGATCCGGCCCTCGTCGTCGTCGTCGTCGTAGCCTTTGAACGCCTCACGACGCTCAGACGGCGTCGGGGCACGGAACTCGACCTCCACCCACGAACCCTCGAGCGCGGCGGCTGTCTCCCGGATCTGCTCGGCCAAGGCTTCCACCTCGGCACGCTTCGCAGCGGCGCGGGTGTTCTTCTTGCTGGCGTCCTCGTGCTGCTTGACAAGGTCGAGCAGTTGCACGGCGAGGCCGGCGCGGGAGGACACCTCGATCGTGTCCTTGGCGACGACGGCCCCGTTGGCCCACGCCTCAAGGTCGAACGCGGCAAGATCAGCCGCGGTAGGCTTGTCGTCGCTCACGGCAGAAGCACCTCGAAGGTGACCGTCAGCAGTGCCGTGTTGACGCCGTTCTCGGTCGTCTCCGAACGAAGGGTCCAGTCGGGGGTGATCTTCGGGGCGATGTCGACGCCGTTGACCAGGAGGCGCGGCGTCTTACCGTCACCGATCTCTAGCCTCACGGCGTTGTCAAAGTGTCCGGCGGGGTAGCGCTGCTGGCCGCAACGGGCACACTGCACCGTGCCGTCGTCGTCCCGTCCGGCGATGCTGGTGTTGACGGGGTCGCATAGGCGGCGCTGCGCGTCGCATGTCGAGCAAAGCATGTCAGTCCTTCGGTCCACGGTCCTGGATGGTCCTTGCAAAGCCCCGCCGCACCCAGGACCGGTAGGTGCGGCGGGGCCGATCAAGAGGGTCAGGCAGCGACAGTGACGTCGCGGTACACCGACCCGGTCACCTTCGGCACCTGCGTCACATACAGCTCAGAGTTCGCCTCCGGCGTCTGCGGCACCTGCTCGCCGAGGGTCACCGAGAACACGTCGACAACGTCGCCAGCAGCCAGCGGCGTCTCGGCGTCCTTGCCCCAACGGACCACGAGGAAGCCGGTCGGGTTGCCCGAGAGCGCGTCGTAGGCGTCGTGCGTGTCCGCGTAGAGCCCCTGCGGGTCCCACACGTAACGAAGCGCACCGATCGACCAGGTGATCGTGCCGCCGATGGTGTACTCCTGCTTGGAGCACAGGCGACGGTTCGTGGTGGTCGTCTCGTCCGCCGACAGCGACAGGCCGTCTGCGGTCAGGTAGCACGAGATGTCGAGCGCGGACGCGCCCGTGACCTCGGCAGCGGATGGGTTGTTCGGGTCGGCGAGGGTGGGGACCCAGTGAACCTGAACGGTTCCGTTACTGGTGACACCGGTGGGAATGTTGAGGGCCACGTCAGGACTCCTTCTTGTCGTCGGCCTTGGTGGCCTTCCGGGGGGTGATGTTGTGCTTGGCCGCTAGCGGCGTCCCGAAGGCGTCGACAGCGTCCTTGTCGAGCACGCGCAGGCCGGCCTTCTCCGCACGCGCTCGGGTGACGGTGAACTCGTGACCCGTCTCCGGGTCCTTGACGCGCACGAGGTCGCGCATGATTAGCCCTCCTCGGGCGTTGGGGATCACGGACCACCCCGGCATGACACCGGGGAGGAATGGGGGGTGGCGCAGATCACGCCAGGTCAGGCAAGATGGGCGGATGATCGCCGCAGGGAGAGCCCTCTACGTCCTCGCACTCATGTGCACCGTCATCAGCCTGTTTCTCGACGTCCGCACCCTGTTGTGGGTCGCGTTCCTGACGTTGGGACTCGGCTACCTGGCGGACGCTGCGGGCGAGCGCGACCAGGTCCGCGCACGCGCTCGCTCCTTGGACTACGCGACGAAGGCGTCGTAGCCGTACCCGGAGACGATCTCCACCACAGCCGCGGTCAGGTCGTCATCACGCGACGGGTGACCGGCGTACAACGGCTCCACCCGGCGGCAGTCCCAACCGGGCACCGCCAGAACATGGTCTGTCAACCGGTTGACACGGTCGGAGATCCACCGCGCCTGTCTCGCGTCACGACCGACGCAGCGGACCATCAGCTCGAACCGGTACTTCTCGTGCCTGCGCGGCATCCGGTGCATCTGACGTAGCGGGTCGGACAGGTACACCACGACGTAGCCGCCGGTCGGGATCTCCTCGACCTCCGCGTCGAACACGTTGGTCACGCCCTGGTCGTGCAGGAACGCCTCGATCGCGGCGAAGTGGTCGCGCACGCTCACAGCTCGCCACCCGCCTCTACGACCATGCGCTCCAACTCGGCGAGGTAGTAGTCGAGGTTGAAGCCCCAGCCCTCGTCGTAAGCCGTCCAGTCGCTCACAACCCCACCCCGTCCAGCCAGTCGTTCATGCGCTGCTCGAGCCGACCCTCAGCCTCCTGCGCGGCCTTCTGACCGGACAGGTGCGGTGGCTGGTTACGCGAGCCGAACTCGAAGCTCATGCCACCCTGCTTCCTGGATGGGTCCGGCCCGATCTCAGCCTCGACCCGCAGGGTGCCCGTGGTGCGTGTCTCGTAGGTGATCGACGCCGGGTAGTGCTTGCCGTGCGCGCCAGCCTTCACGCGGGCGTCGTCGCGCCACGTCTTGCGGATCGCCTCAGCCTCCTCACGGACCGCAGACCGCAACGACGCCGGGTCGTTGATGTCGTTCGTCAGCTGCGCGAGTTGCGCGGCGAGCGCGTCCAGCTCGGACAGGTCGAGTCTCACGAGCGCCCCGCGTCCAGGTCCGCCAGTAGCCGCTGCGCGGTCTGCCAGTCCTTCTCATGCGGACCGGCAACCGTGTAGACGTTGCCGACCAGCAGATGATTCGGGGAGGCGATGATCTCCGCCCGGTCACCAGGCAGGAACGGCCCGGCCGAGACGGGGACGTGCAGGTAGTACCGCTGGATCACCCGCTGCGCCCCGCCAGCGTCGGGCTCAGACTCGAACGCCTCGTAGGTCTGCACCTTGCACGGACCCTCGTAGATGGTCAGTGTCGGGTCGACGTACTTACCCGTCTCCTCGTTCCAGTCCGGCCCTGCGTCGGGATCGTTGCGAGTGAAACGGCCCGTGGACGTCATCAGGGCCTCTGCCATCTGCTGCCCGGCGCGCACGGCGGAGAAGGGGATCATGGCAGTGGCACCCACACATCGGGGTGCACCCACTCGCCACGGCTGTACGCGAAGGCACCGTAAGGACGGATAGTGAACGCCCCGACCCCACCGACAGGAGCCAGTAGCGCCCACTCCTCGTCGGTCAAGAACAGCTCGCCACGGCGGGCGTTCTCATTGAGTCGGTAGTTGTAGTCGTCAACGCCTTCTTGCACCTTGCCGTCAGGGTTCCGCACCTTGCGGATGACGGCGTTCGCCACCACGGCCGCCACGGTCGCCAACGTGGGGCGACCCTCAGCGATGTAGACGGCGAGGTCGGGGATGCGGTCGAGGATCATGCCCTCGACGTCACCGATCCACGCCTCGACCTGCGCTATCTCAGCGGGGTCGGAGATGGGGCGGCCCAGCCGCGTGCTCACGTCAGAAACGGTCGCGTAAGCCATGACCGCCCCACCTCCGTCCGGTCAGCCCTCGCCCTTGGGCGAGTCCTTGTCATCCTTCGTGGCCGAACGCCGCTTCGGCGCCGGCTTCTCCTCGACCCAGCCTGCCTGCCGGTACCTGTCGGCCCGGTCGTCAGGCACGGTCACCGTCCCAACCCCGTAAGGGGCCTTGAAGGTCGCCATGCTCAGGCCTGCGTGGCGCTGGTGAGCTTGACGAACTGGTCGAGGTCGCGGACCCGGAAGCCCACCTCGATCTCAGCGCGCACCGCAAACATGTTCCGCTGGAACAGGTTGATGGTGGTGCCACCATCCGTCAGAGTGGCCTGGTCGGAGAACGCGATCTGCACGCCCTCGACCGAACCCCACGCCGCGCCCGACCAGTCGCCAGCGAAACCAAGCTGGGCGTCGGTGCCAGTACCAGCGCCGTCCGCGTCCGCGAGGTACACGCCGCGGGTCATGTAGACGGGCTGGCCGAGCAGCTGGGAGACGGACCCACCAGTGTTCGGGCTAGCCGTGAACAGCGGCCGGCCGAAGCCGTCCACCGCACCCAGCAGCAGCCCGCGACCCTGCGGCGAGACGGCCCACCCGTTGAGCAGGCCACCGCCAGTGGCGACAGCCTGGTCCGCGGCCACGAGGCCCGCGTAGGTGTCGCCAGCAATCCCGACAGCAGCGGCACCCTGCAGGGTGTCGAAGTTCGACCCCGGCGCAGCGACGTCACCGAACACGGTGCGGTCGAACTTGAGAGCCAGCGCCTCCGGCAGCTTGTTCACGAGGGCCTGGTACAGACGGGCCTTGTCGCGGCGGAACTGGTTGGAGAAGGGCACGATGACGGCCAGGGTGTAGGGCGTCATCAGCTTGCTGCCCATCGTCGGGCGGCTGACGGGCTTCTCGTCCGTCTCAGCCACCCACTCAGCCTCGGCGTTGCCCGTGATGATGTCCACGGACACACCAGCGCCGGGGAGCGGAATCTGCCCAGCGAGCTGCATAGCGGCCGAGGACTCCGAGGTCGCGCCCCAGATCTCGTCGGCGACGGCAGGAGGCAGGCTCACGCCCGCCGTAGTGCGGTTGATGTCGATGCCGGCCATGACCGGCCTCCTTTCGTTGTCCCTGCCGCGCTACGGCAAGGGGTCAGAGGTAGTTATCTGCCAGCGCGGCGAACTGCTGCGCTGTCGTGGCGGTCCCAGTGGTCGACGCTCCTTGCGAGCGGTCTGGCCGGGGTCCCTTCGGGCCGCCTTGCGCGGCTAGGTACGGCTTGCGTGTCACCAGATCGGCGATCGCGGATGCGATCTCGTCGGCGTCCACCTCGCCGTTGTCGTCGACCTCGAACTCGGTCGGGTCGATGAATGTGAAGGCGTCGGCGGGGTCGTGGAGGACTCCCTTGGCCGCTGCCTTGATCTCTGCGCGGACGATGCGCCCGTTAGCCTTGGCGAGCGCGGCGCGCTCTGCCTCACGGGTGGCCCTGGCCGTCTCGTCGGGGTCCGTGGCGTCACGCGCGGCCTCGGCGGCGATGCGCTTGCGACGCTCCTCGCGCAGCTTCTCCTTCATGCGGGCGAGGGCCTGCTTGCCCTTGTCGCCGAGCTCGTCGGAGCCGTCCGGGTCGGCGTCGTCGGTGTCGTCGTCGTCCTCGGTGGTGTCGTCGGTGCTGGGGGCCGGGTTGTCGGCCATGAGCTCGTCGACAGCGTCGGCCTCGGCAGCAGCCTCGGCCACGGCCTGTGTCATGCGTGCGGACATGCGGTGCTCTCCTTGCGAGAGTCGGTCCCGACCTTGCGCCGGGGTGGTCAGCGGATGTAGCCGTGCAGGCGCAGGAGGCGCTGCAGGTCGTCGCGGTTCTCCGCGATCTGCAAGATGGACTCGGGCATCAGGCGCTCACCGCGGCGCTTGGTGCGGGTGCGAGAAGCCAGCCCGCGCTCGGTGACGCCCTCCTTCGTCTCGTAGACCTGGCGGCCGTAGCGGTCGACAGGCGCGAGGCGGCCTTGCGGGGTCCACCCGCGGAGGTTCTGCTGCGCGGTGGTCATGCCACGGCGGGCATTAACCACCTGGAGTGGGTCGGCGCCCTCGCGGATCACCTGAGCGCCGGCGTTGGTGAACACCGACTCCTGGGAGACGATGCCCTCGGCGCGGAGGTCGTGCAGGGTCCGGCCGGGGTACCGCTCATGCAGCTCGGCCGTGGTGGGCAGGGAGTCGAAGTAGAGCTGCGGGTCGAGGCGCAGGTCGTCGCCGACCGCCTCGCTGGCCGGTATGTGCCGACAGTCGCAGCCAGGGTGGCGCAAGAAACCCTGGTTCTTGCGGTACCACTTGCCAGCCAGGACGGCGCAGCGGGAGCAGGAGGGCGGGTTTAGCATCCGCACGTAGCCGCTCACGGGTCGGACGCCGGTGTGCAGCGCCTCGGTCTGCCGTGCCGTATCCGACAGGACGGTCGACGCGGTGAGGTTGAGCCAGGAGCCGGCGGCCTTGTGCGCTGTGGCGGGTGCGGCACCACGAGCGAGCATGGTCCGTGCCGTCACAGGTGTCGTGGCAAGCCACGCCCCGAGCGGTTGACCATCAGGCGCGGTTCCGACCAGCGGGGCGCGCAGCGGAGTCGCCCAAGGGGCGTCTGCACGTCCCTGGCCCGTCTCTGACAGCACGTCGGACACGTAGCCGCCCACGGGGACCGAGACGCGCTCCTGAGCCGTCAGGAGGACCGCCGTGATGAGCGGGGCCGCCGTGCGCCACGAGCCGTCCAGGTCGGTCGGCTTGACCCGACGCCATAGGCGACGGATCTCGAACAGGGCAGCCGCGATCTCCAGCCGCTGCGCCGCGTGGTAGCGGCTAGCCGACTGGGGCAGCGGCTGGACGCTGGCCATCAGCCTGTGCAGTCAGGTACGGGTTCGCCATCTCACGACGGCGCATCTCCATGAGGCGCTTGATCTTCGTAGGCGAGTAACCCAGCTCCTCATAGGCCGCCTCCGCGGGCAGCAGGGGGACACCGTTGCCATCCGTTGCCGTGTGCATCTTCACCACGGCATCGGCGCGCTGGGCGGTCGTCGGCGTACCAGCGTCGTACCACAACGTCTCCAGGCCCACGAGGCTGTCGTCCCAGGCGCCGTCGCGGATCCGTGCGGCGATCCGCAGCGTCTCCGCGTCCCCGGTACCGAGGGCCACCTGGTCACGCTCGGCGACCTTGACGTGCCGGGCCTCCCGCGACCGGATCGCGTCAGCCGACGCCGCGTCATCTGCGGCGAGGCCGAAGTAGTTGGGCGGAAGGGCCGAGACACCCGACGCGAGCCGGGCGTACAGGTCCATCATCCGCTCGAAGTTGACCATGTCCGAGGAGTCGAACTGGAACGTCTTAGCGTTCGGGTTGCCCAGCGCCCACACGGAGCCGAAGTAGGCCTCCCACTGCGGGAGTGGCTTGCCGGTCTGGTCGACGAAGTCGCCCTTGGTGGCACCGAGGACGCCGCGAGCGGGGACGGCGTGCGTCTCCTGCGCAACCTGCGCGTTCGTGATGTTCCGTGCTGCGGCGTCGGTCACCGGGATGACATCAGCCATCGCCGAGACACCCTGCAAGGTGCGGTGCACAGGGATGCGGGTGCGCCGGCGGCGGAACGTCGGCACCACCGGGACCACACCCAGGCCGTGCTCGTCACGGTCGGCGACGTTCCACGGCCCGTCCGCAGAGTCAAGGTAGATCGTCTCGTCTGGCAGGTACAGGGTGCCCTTGGTGTTGCGCCCGTTGACCTCGTCATACAACCGCAGAGCAGCCGTCACGCGACCCGTGCGAGAGTCCCTGTCCGTGATGATCGACCTGGGCGACTCCACCGTGATGAGCGGCGACCGCTCGTCAGCCTCATTCGGGCCGACACACTTGTACGTGCGGCCATAGATGAGATAGTCGAGCTTCGCCATCTGGTCCTGCTCGTCCATGTGCGACGCACGCCAGACCCGCAGCAGCTCCTCGTCGCCGATGTCAACACCAGGCAGGCGGAAACCCTTGACGTCGAGCCGGTCAGCGGTCGCATCCACGACCACCCGCGGCCAGTTCACGATGACCGTGAACCGCTGCAGCTCCGGCGGGATCGCCAGGCCCAACTGCTCGAGCCGTTGCGCCCCGTCGTAGTAGGCGTCGCACAGGTCGAAGATGTGCTGCGCGGACGTCAGCTGCGTCTCAAGCCTCTGAAACAGGGATAGCTCATCGGAGGTCAGCGGTGCAACAGCCACAGGCCAGCCTCCTAACGGAACACAACGACACGGTTGTCAACAGGGGTCAGCCAGCCCTCGGCGCGCATATCAGCAGCGGCCTCATGCGCGAGGATGTCGGCCATGAGAATGTCGATCTTCTGGTGCTCGGCCGGTTTGCCGATGATGTAGCGGTCGCCCGACTTGGCGATCTTCCGGGCAGCGAGCGCGTGCGCCTTAGCCGTCGGGTCGTCAGAGTGGGTAGTCGACCTCTCGGCCGTGTCCTCGAGGAACCGCACGAGAGCGCCGTACATGCGCGAGATCTGGTTAGTGGGCCACTGCGCCACGACGTCCTCGCCATGCTCCAGCGCCCACTCGTCTGCCTGCGTCTCCCAGTGCCTCGGGTCGACGTACATGCGAGCCACGTCGTAGCGGTCGAACAGCTCCGCGACCGCAGCCTTCACCTCACCACGCGGAATGCGACCGCCCCACTCGTCCGGGTTCCAGAACGTCGGCCGGTCATCAGGTCCGTAGGTGGGCGTGAACCTGTAGCCGTCGGAAGTCTCGACCCGCAGTGCCGTCCAGTCGCCCGAACGGGACCCGTCGAAGCCGATGCACACCCGACGATCCGTAGAAGGCTCAGGAGCGATCGTGTCGTCCCACAACGGCTCCGGCATATACGAGCCGAGGCCCTGCACCAGACGGTTACCGAAGAACCGCTCCGCCTGCGTCGGGTCCGTCTCCACGAGCTCGGCAGCCTCGGCGTCAATTGACGTCGGCTCCACCCACGGAGAATCGGCATAGACATACAGGTGGATCTTGTGCCGCTCCCGCTTATTGCCATAGGACAGATCCGCCGGCGGCTTGCGGTAGTAGCGGAAGATGTCACGCCGCCGCGACTCGAACGCCTGCTGCGCCGCACTGTTCTCCATCGGGTCCCACGGGTTCGTGAGCTCGATCGTGCGACCCTGCATGGCAGCGATACCGCGCCGCATCGTCTGCCAGGTGTCAAGCACCCGGTTGGACGACGTGTAAAGGCCCGACTCGTCCGCCAGGCCGCCCGTGAGCGGCTGACCCAGCTTCGACCGTGCAGCGGACGACAGCGGGACGATCTTGCCGCGGTTCGGCAAGCGGATGAAGCCCTCACGGACATGGACGAACTCGGCCAGCGGGCCGGAGTGAATCATCGTCTGCAACGGCTCGTAGACGTTGTTCGTCTGCGACTCCGCGTAAGCCAGGAGGCCCAACAGTGATTTGCGCCGTACCGCGCCCATCGCCTCGCCAGGCTGGTAGGGGTACTCCCAGCCGCAACCGCAGCCGTGCTCCTCACAGCGGTACACCTCGCCGCCTTTGGCCCACCCGGCGAACAGTGTTGGTCCGACACCCTCAGCGAGCAGCATCCCGGCACCCCAGGGCGACTTACCGCACTTCTGCGGCCCGACGACCACCGAACGGCGGTAGTGGAACGGGACAACCAGCCGCCGCGGGTCCGGTACGGCGTCCGGAGTGATCCGGTAATGGTTGGCGGTGCAGTAGAGCTGCCAACCGTTGAACGTCAGCGGCTCGCCCTCGTAGACGCCGCCGGGCACCTTGCAGTGCTGCTCCACCCAGTCAGTGACCAGAAATCCGAGCGTGTGCAGCGGGTCGAAGTCGAGCGCGAGCGCGTCATCCGCCACTGCCCGCAACCTTGAGCCGGTCACGAGACGACGAACGGGCCGGAGGATCATCCTCGACGTCGGCCCGCTTCGCAGCGACCTGGTCGACAGCGACCTTCCAACCCATCTCAGCCAAGCCTGCGGTCGTCATGCCGATCTGGTCGGCGAAACGGTGCAGCTGTGCGAGCAGGGACGCGGGCGCCTCAGGGTCCTCACAACGGGCAGATAGCCGCACCCACAGCGCGACCGTGCGGGCGCGCCAGGACTCCGACGGCATCGACCACGCGCAAGCCTGCGGCGTGCGCCACGCCTGCCCCCACAACTCGACCTCACGGTCAGACGGTGACGGCAGGGGAAAGTTAGGGACCGGACCGTCATAACCCTCAGCCGGCAGGGCAGTGAGCTTGAAACCTCGACGGTCGGACCTGCCAGAACTAGGGTCAGCCGGCGGGCCAGAACGGTTACGCGCTCCTCCTCGAGCCATGTTCGATCACTCCTCCGGCCGCCTTGCGCGGTCAACGGTGGTCAGCACCGCCTTGCGCGGTGCATAGTTATGCAGTCGTGGGACGGTCTGGGACGAACTGAACCCTCCGCACATT